TCTTGGCGTAAATTCACCAATAGGCTTTGATTCATGGCATTTTATACAAGTAAACATTTAATTAAGTAATTCTAGTATAGCTTCTCTGTCTGTTGTATTTACGCAACAATCAGCACAAGTTTGTATTACATCTTTAATGACAGTAGCTAAGTCATTAACCTCAAATGCTATCAACTGTCTTTCTTCATCCACGCCAAATGGTTCAGTAGAAACAATGGCTTTATCGCCAATAACATCCTTGATATGACTTAGCATATTCATCTCCTTAAAACGGCAAGTCGCTATCTTCTAGCGTGTTTTTAGGCATTTCATCTTGGCCTCTAGGCGTAAAGCCTTTTGGTTGCTTTTCTTTGCCAATAGATACGCTAAAGAATTTACCTTTAGTGCCTTCCTTAACCCACGCAGATAAATAATGTTCACGGTTATTGACCATAATGCTGCCTTGGTAATCTGGGTGATTTTCCGTTGTTTTTCTATCATTTTTAAAAAGACTTCCTGAACCTTCTTTAGGCACATAACTCATTCCAAATTCTCCTTTTTTTAATTTGATAAATTGTCATATGGGTAACCCCATATTGTTTAGCAAGTTTTCTATAAGAATCATTGCTAACAACAATTTCTTTTACATATTTTTCATTTAACTTTGAATTGCCGTTTTTTTCTCCAACAAAACTGGCTCTTCTACCTTTTGCAACCATATCATCGTGATTGTCTTTTTGTGTACCCAAAAATAAATGGTCAGGATTAACACAATAAGGGTTATCACATTTGTGACAAACATTTATTTCTTTTGGTATTTCCCCCTTAAAAAATGAATAAGAAAATCTGTGCGCCCTAGTAATTTTTCCATCTACTCTAATGTTTCCATAGCGTTGATGTTTTGCTTTCCATTCCCAGCAACCATTGTCAAGTTTGACATAGGACATATTAAACCTATCTAATACTGGTAAGTTTTGTATGCCCTTTGCCATGATTAAATTTCCTTTGGTTTTACTACTGGTTTAGGTGACGAAGCGGCATTACCATCATCGTCTGCTTGCACTACTCCTACTACTGCGGCAAGGCTATAGCGCCTCATGTACGAAAGTGCACTTCCGCAGCCCTGTGGGTCTGTCTTTTGAACAGGCACAGACATTAAATAACTCATATATTCGCCAGACGCATGAGTGAGTATGGTATTGAGTGACATTGTTCCATCCACAAACTCGCCAGGGAATTGCATAACAGCGAGGCCGTTTTCAGCCAATAAACTGCGACAAGCATCCCACACAGACTCAAGGTCAGCATACTTACTTTTGAAAAAAGGATTAGCAGAGTCTTTCTTAGCATGAGTCAGTTTCCCTTGTACGATTGATAGCGATTTGGCTAAGTTAGCAATAGATTCACTTTGTTGCATTTTGACCTCCGAAAACATTACCAAAGTCGTCAAATACTGATTGAAGTAGGACATTGCGTTTTGGCTTTCCACAAGCTGCACGAATAACATCTATATCATCTGTTGATAAGTCTGTTCCGTATTCCATGTTGTCTAGCGCTATCTCTAAGCGCTCTTCCATTTCTAGCATTAGTTGGTTTAATTCACCCATTTAAATCCCCTTTAATGGCATAGCGAAATTGCTATATACAGACTTTAACACACATTAAAAGACTTTTGCAAATATCTTTACAAGCGTTGTATTTAAACACTTTCTTGTGTTAATATGACTTCATTATGAAATTAAAACTAACAGACACGGCAATTATTGACCTTTTAGGTGGTACTGGCAAAGTTGCCAAAATGTGTGATGTAGCTCCAGCAGCAATATCGCAATGGCGCATTCGTGGCATTCCAGCCGACAAATATATGGTTCTAGGCGCAAGAATAGAAAAAGAATCACATGGACTTGTAAGTCGTAAGGATTTGTTTCCAAACAACTTTTGGCTTATATGGCCTGAACTGTTGGAAAAAAGCAACGCTTTTGGTCTGCAAACAGATTCAGAAGAGGAGTAGAATTACCTTCCTTATGTTGGCGGCTCTAACGACATCGTAGCGACATAAGGTGATAGCGTTACTAGAAGGGTAAGAGGCTGAAATAGCGCAATACAGGTGGCGAAGTTAGTGCCTGTGCCTCGCAAGACTGACGGGTGAGCGATTCCTCAATGGAAAAACTTTGAAGGCGAACCTAGGTAGGCTAGGTTCGCTCAAACCTCTTGGAAGTGGTTTTTTAACAACTAAGTATAAATACTAATAGACTTTAAAACCTAATCTCAATAACCTATGGTCTTTAACTAAGGGGGATTTATGAAAGACTTTATTTACGCTTGTTTATTAGGTGCAGTATTAGGTGGAATGCTTGCTTATGGCTTGCTTTATGTTTGATGAGTTCTGGTCTTTATATCCACGAAAAATTGCTAAAGCAGCTGCAAGAAAAGCCTGGTGCAAGCTATCAGCAGAGCAACAACTTATGGCTGCAAAAGCTATTGACACACATTGCCAATACTGGAAAGCAAAAGAAACCGAGTTAGAATTTATACCTCATGCCGCCACCTGGTTAAATGGTGAACGCTACGAAGATGAATTAGTAATTGAACCTAAGAAAGAAAAGATTGACAAAAAATGGATGTTTAGTAATGAAGGCATTGAGGCCAAAGCAAAAGAGCTTGGTGTCTTGGGAACTGGATACGACTCTTACGACAGTCTTAAAAGAAAATGTATGAACAAGCTAGGCATGAATGCGGTGTAAGGTATTTGTGTTATTTACGGCACAAAAAAGGTTTAAAGTGGTTTAGGGAATACATCATTGGTAAAGAAGTTTTACATCAATATTTTGCGGATTATCAAGAACAATACGCATTAGGAAACAGGGGAGAATGGGGAAAATGGATATTGAAAAATACATTGTTGCAGCAACGGGGCTTGGGTATTTAGTCGTAGGTCTAGCTCAATACTTTAAAGGCTCAACATCTAACGCTTTTATTTGGTTAGGTTATGCTGCCGCACAAGTCGGTCTATGGATGAATCTCAAATGAAAGACCCTAATGATGCGATTGACTTCATTTTCAAGAAAGCGCCAGATTATGCTGCTGCAAAAGGCAGACTTGCAGAGCTGGAAAATTTTAGACATTCTCTTAAAGCAATTAAGGCTTCCCAAGCAGAAGGCAACAGCATTGCCGCAAAAGAAATGGAAGCCTATGCAAGCCAAGAATACCAAGACCTTTGCAAAGCCATTGGAGTAGCCACAGAACAAGCAGAAGCACTACGATGGCAATTAGAAGCAGCTAAGATGAGATTTGAGGCTTGGCGCACAACAGAAGCAAGCAACAGACAAATTGATAAAATGGTAAAATAACAAAACCCCTAGTAGTTTGCGCTACTAAGGGTTTCTAACCACCACAATTAAATAGGAATTGCTATGGCTGACAACATTTTAACTCAAGATTGTTTACACAAGTTATTTGACTATAAAGATGGAAGTCTTTATTGGAAAGAAGATAATCGTGCCAAAAAAATTAAAGGCATGATTGCTGGTTATATAACCAAAAATGGTTACAGAGCAATAAGAAAAAATGGTAAATTTTATTTGGCTCATAGGCTAACATTTTTATATCATCATGGATATTTGCCAAAATACATAGACCACATTGATAGAGATAGACAAAACAATAAAATAGAAAACTTAAGAGAATGTTCTTTGCAACAAAGCGCTTTTAATAGGTTGCCTCCACAAAAAAGCACATCTGGTTTTAGAAATGTAACTAAAAATAAAAACAAATGGCAGGTTCATTTAAATTTTAAAAATAAATGTATATATTTTGGTTCTTTTGAGGACATTGAATTAGCAGACCTTGTTGCACAAGAAGCAAGAGATAAATACCACAAAGAATTTAAAACTAACGAGATAAAAAAATGACCAATAAATTAGTAGAAGAAGCCCCATATCACCCAGGTTATGAAGATGTTGGATTTAAACCAATGGCAGACTACTCTGAAAACTATTTGCGTATACAAAAGCTATTAAAGTGCTACCACACCGCTACGCTTAAAAATCAATATGAAAAAGCTACCAAAATAGCCCACGATTTAGCAGAAGAAACCATCAAGCTAGAGTTTGCTACTTATGACCAAGTTAGGAAACAATGGCTAAGTTAATGCGTAATATGTTTGCCACTCACACCGATTATGCGGAGTTTAAAGGGCTAATCACCGCAAATCCTGCGTTTATTCCCAGCAATGTAGACGGAATAGTGGAGCGCAATGGTAACTTTCTAATCATGGAGTGGAAGCGCCCTGGCGAAAAGGTTAGCGAAGGCCAAAAGCGTTTATTAAAAGCATTAGCAGCAACACCTAAGTTTATGGTTGTTGTTATCATTGGTGATACAGACAACGGCACAAACATCCAAGAATTTTGGCAATACACCATAGACGGCAAAGCATTTATGTCTGGCAAAGGTTTTGGTTCATTTAAAGAGTTTTATAAATTATGGTATGAATTAGCTGATGGCGACAAAAAATGAAAAGAACGCTCTCAATAAGATTGCAGAACTCGGATGTATTTTATGTTCCGAACTCCTTGGGTTTGAAGGCACTCCGTCAGAACTCCATCACATCCGCAGGCATGGAAATGTTCGGTCTGCATCCCCTGTCATCCCACTTTGCCCAGAACACCATCGGGGAAACTCTGGTGTTCACGGATTGGGTCACAAAGGTTTTGCAAATAAATGGGGCATTACCGAAGAGGCGCTTTTGGAAAGAGTCAATCAGAAACTTGGAAAAGGAAATGGCGAATGACGACATTCACTACGGAAGACCTATTAGCAGCTAAAGCTCAAGAGGGTCAAAACCCAATTCAGACGAGATTCGGTGCGCTCTATTACGAAACTCCTTATCGTGGTGAGTCCACTTGTTTGTTTTGTGACGGCTCATGTGGATACATTCGTGGCATAAAACACGAATCACAGTATCTAGGTGACTACATCTTGCAGAAGAAATGGTAATGGTATGTTCGTATTCCTCGCCTGTATCGTATAGATAAGTCCCCATTGTTTCTGTGTCTTTATCCACAATAAACAAGACTTCTTCTGGTAGCGGCATATTCCACCTATCAAAAGGTTTCATGCAATAAATTGCAGAATACAAATTACGAAGAATAGGCTCTGATAATTTCATACTGCATGAATTTTTCCACGAAACTCGACTTCATCCTCGCCCCATACTCTAATCATTTCAGGTTGCAATAGTTTTGAGCGCTCAAAAGACAGCATAACAAAGCCACTATTCCAATCTTTAGGAGTGTCCTCTGTATAGGCAAACTGTTGTCCGTTAGGTTCAGCTAATGTGCCGGTTTGAACTCCCCATCGCACACCATTGTAATCATTTACAGGCATAACACTTAAGTGATGCGTATGTCCTGTAATCATAGAAACACCAGAATTGAGAGCATTGGAACGACCAGCACTAAAGCCACCTTTCCATCGGTGTTTAATACAAGTATCTTCATTTACCCAAAATGACCAGCAAGGCAGCCACGCTGGGAAGTATTCTTTTAAAGTTGTGCCTCTGACACCTTCAAAAGCTGGAAGGTTCTCAATGATGCGCATTTCAAGCCTAGCATCGTGATTACCTAAAGGCCAAAACATTTTAGCGCCCTTGGCTACGGCTTCAATTTCGCCCAAGAAATACTGACAGGCTTCTAATTCTTCCTTAACGGATGGTATCTTTTCCCAATCACCTCTAGGAAAGCGACTAATAGAAGCACCATCAAGCGCATCACCATTACAAACAATGGCGGTAGGCTTGTATTCCTTAATCATTTCTAGTAATGCTTTAAATGCGGTAGTGGTTTGGTCAGGCCAAAAGTGAGCGTCAGAAAAGACTATGACTCGCCCTTTTTCTATATCCATGCCTCTACGAGTATTGCCGACAGTCTGCTCTGTCTTTTTAAAGTCGTTTACTCGTTGGTCATTAAAGCTAGGTAGGTTTGTTTTAAGCCTGGTTTCAATGGAGCGCCTGCGATTATATACAGCCCTTTCAGACATAGCGTGAATTTTCGCAAAAGTAAGTGGCGAACCTATCTTATTCCACTCAGCTATAAACTGTTCATCCGTTAAATAATAACCACCCATTAAATTCCCCTTATACTATAAGTTACGAAACACTAACATATTAATATGGCATACGCAAAAAAAGTTGATAAAAACCAAGTAGTTGTGGTTAAAACGCTACGAGATTATGGGGCGCAGGTATTTCACTTACACACACAAGGTGGTGGAATACCAGACTTAATGGTTTGTTACAACGACCACACTATTCTAATGGAAGTCAAGGATGGAGTTGATAAGAAACTAACCCCCCAACAAATTACTCTTTTTGCTAATTGGCAGGGTGGCCCTTTACATAGGGTAAATTCTGTGCAAGAAGCCATAGAAGTGCTAAAATTATATGAACTTTAAAGGTGTCCCATGAATGAAACCCAAAATGTCGCTATGTTTGCTGCTACTCTTTTGCATAGTGCTACAAATACCCATTTCTTTCATTGGGCAACAAATTCTTACTCACAGCATAAGGCTTTGGGCAAATACTATGATGAAATAGTAGAGTTGGTAGATGACTATGTAGAAGCCTATATGGGCTGCTATGAGCAAGTCAAAGACTTTCCAAGCGTCTATCACCAGCCCAAAGAACCACTTAAATACTTAGAATCATTAAAGAATTTCGTGGCAGAAGCCAATTTAGATTTGCCACAAAAACAAGAACTAATCAACATTGTTGCTGAAATCCAGCAGTTAATTGATTCTACTATTTACAAACTCAAATACCTAAAGTAATGGCTGATTACACTGCCGACCTATTGACGCAAGCAACACAGGCTTATCCTTTTGTTGCAAAGCACAATCCTATGGTAGTGGTAAATCCTATGGAAGATAGAGGATATGCCGAACTTTACCCTATTGGAGAAACAGGCAAACCTATAGGTAATAGTGTTTTTGATAAACATTTTTCTTTGCCAACAAACAGAGTTGGCGTAGAAATTTTTAAACCTGATGAATTTAGCCATCACGATTTAGCCGCAGAAATGCTACACATTGACCCACAAGCAAACAAAGCAAGAAATGTCTTGATGTCTACATGG